CACTAGCATGGTTGCCCCAGCCGTGTGCCGTATCAGCCTTAGTACCTTGTGCCGCAGTAGCGTAGTCAGCAGAGCTAAAGGCTTTAACCTGTGCAAGGTTAGTAACCTCTGAGTCCATTAATGCGCCAGCCGCTGTTACGTTAGCTGTATCAGTTACGTCCGCACTGGCCTCAATACCATTTAGTTTTGTGTGGTCTGCATCGGTAAAAACATTAGAGTCTGTTGCGGCTTCTACTGCGGCTCTAATCTCAGCATTAGTTTGGTCGCCTGTAGCACCTGCTTCTATACCGTCTAGTTTACTGTGGTCTGCGTCAGTACAGACGTTAGAGTCAGTAGCAGAATCAACCAGTGTGCGTATCTCTGCGGCTGTTTGGTCTGCTGTAGCACTAGCCTCAATACCATCTAGTTTGGTGCCATCTGTTGCTACGTCACGACCATCAACAGTACCTGTAAGTACCACATTACCCGTGATGTTGACGTTACCTGTGCCTGTAATGTCGTTGCTGTTTAAGTCTAAGTTACCGCCTAACTGTGGGCTAGTGTCACCAACAAGGTTAGGATTAATTGAATCCCAAGCACTTCCAGTATAAATTCTAGTGCTGTTGTCACCGGTATTAAAGTACCAGTCACCAGTAGTAACAGCGTTGCCGTTCAGGTCTACTGTAGGGTTGCTTGACTGTGCACCAAGGTACAAACCATCAATAGCGTCCTGAGCAGCCTCAGCAGCCGTTTTAGCGGCCTCTGCAGCCGTTTGTGCAGTTTGTGCTGCAGTAGCACTAGTAGCTGCGTTTGTGGCTGAGGTGGACGCTGAGGAGGCGCTAGAGGCAGCATTGGTTGCTGACGTAGATGCTTCTGACGCTTTAGTAGTAGCGGTAGTAGCAGAAGCAGCAGCGTTAGTCTCTGCAGTCTCTGCATTAGTCTCTGCAGTTTCAGCCGCTGTCTTTGCTACTTCTGCTGCTGACTGGGCTGTTTCTGCTGCAGTTTTAGCTGTTGTTGCAGAACCTTGAGCAGCAACCGCAGCGTTCTCTGCAGTCTCTGCATTAGTCTCCGCTGTTTCTGCGTTTACCTCTGCGGTCTCAGCATTAGTCTGTGCAGTCTCTGCGGAAGCCTGAGCAGCCTCTGCAGCAGCTTGGGCATTAGCCGCAGACGTAGCAGACGCTGCAGCTTCATTTGCTTTTGTAGAGGCTCTAGTTGCTTCTAGGGCTACTTCAGACGCATAAGTATCTGTACTAGCATCACCAGATCCGCCTGTGCCACGAAATAAAGCCATCAAAAGCTCCTACAAAAGAAAAGGAAAAGGGGCCATTGCTGACCCCCTAAGATCGTTACTCTGCGATTGCGAGTACGAAACCAGCTTCAGGACGATATACCTGAACACCGTACAGGCAGTCAGCCGTGTACAGAGTTGAGAGGTATTCCTGCTTGTACTGGGTCTGTGAACGTACAGCCTGCTGCTCTGCCATGACGATTGCGTCAGTGTGGAACAGAAGAGCCGCACGGGTGTCGACAGAAGACGCAGTGTTGTCTCCTGCTGCTTCGATAGTTGCACAGTTGTTTGAGACGTAGATGTCTACACCGTACAAGTTACCGATCAGGCCAGAGTTAACTGCTTGACCAGTTACGAAGTCAGAAGACACGTATCGGTCAATACCCATGATAGTGTTACGAACAGAGGGTGGGATAACAAGCGAACGTCCGTCCATAGGTACGTTGTTGTCATCAAGCTTCTGGATCATGTCACGGAAGAACGCATCGGTAAACACGTCAGCCGCTACCATAGTGTCGTCAGTGTACTGAGTAGTTGTACCACCATCGTTGAAGAAACAACCAGTGTGCTGGTAATCAGTAGGAGCTACTGAGCCAGAGAACACAACAGAACCGCCGTTACCAAAACCAGTACCGCAAGAGTGGAGGTCCTTGTCGACTTGTACTGAAAGCGCATAACCAGCATCTTCAGTGTAGAACTGACGGAGGCTAGAAAGTGCCTGTACTTCTACGATGTCTTCGATTAAACGTGAGTATTCGAAGTGACGGTCGATGTCAACAGTCAGTTCGCTCTCAGTGTTTGCAATGATAGTAACTGCAGTGTCAGCAGCCTTAGCATTTGCATCGCCACGAGTTGGCTTTGGAATGTGAAGCTTGTCGCCTTTCTTACCTGACATAGCAAGCTTTTTAACAAGCGGAGCCATCTTCAGGTTCTTTTGATAAGCAGCAATAATCTCGTCACTCCAGATTTCTGGAATAAACGTTGCCGCTTCAGTTTTCGCAGTATTACCGCCTGCGCCGGGATATGTTGCAGTAGCCATGTCAATCTCCTAGATTATTTGACTCGACCCTCTGCGTACGCCGTCAGTATTTCTCCTGACAAGGCTTGGTATCGCTCAGGGTCTGTTTTCATAAGTTTAATTAAGTCGGCCCTACGATATACTTTTTTACGTGATCCCTCTGCACTGCCCCGTGCGTTGCCTGTACTTGCTGCCTTAAGTTGTTGCTTACGTGCCTGTTTTTCAACTGCGGCGGTTTGCTGAGTTACTGTCTTCCGTTCTTTCCAGAGTGAGAAGAGTTCGTCAGCGGCGTCAGCATCATACTGTTGGTCAGCTTGTACAAACAATTGAGTCCTAATCTTAGAAGATTTTATCCATTCTGCAAACTTAGGATCACCAAGGATCTGTTGCATATCTGGATGTTTACTATTTAGTACGGACAACGAAGACTGTTTTTTGTATTCGTCGTTGTACTGCCTAGCTTCTTTAACACTAGGGTGATTCTCAATTGCACGATTAACAGCACCTTGTGGGTCTGTAAAATAATCTATATCGTCTTCAGGCTCAACGTGTTGCTGTTGAGGTGCTGGTGGTGCCGTAGTTTGATTAGAAATGTAATCGTCTACGACTTTACGAAGTTCTCCCACTTCAGAAGACTGACGGCCTAAAAGCTTTTCAGCTTCTTGGTGCATCTGTACAACTTCTTCTAGAGATTTATTCTGGTACTTCTCTGGAACTGTGAGTTTTTCTTGAGGTTGTTCAACTTGTTCTTGTTGAGTCTCTTCTTCTTCGTTTTCAATGTCGTCCACGTTTTCCTCTTCAGGTTGTGGATCAATCATTGTTGCTCTTGACATAATTAAACTCCGTGATTATAATCATTGTGGAGACTTCTTTTTACCTGCTTTTTCGTGTTCTCGTACCCATTTCATGTGCTGACCGGGGAAGTCCCCAGTAGAACCGTCAAGGTGAAAAGACGGGGCAGATACCATTTTTGTAGCGTTGGCACCACAACCGCACCTACTGGTTGTAGTACCTGACTCTACCATTTCTTCAAAGACATGTCCGTTAGTACAACGGAAGTCATAGATTTTATACATCTACTGGGCCTTCTTCTTCTACTTCAGCTTGCTCTCTGGCAGCTTCTATAGTACCCTGTAGATTAATTACTGTAGCGAAAGCAGCTACTTGACCTTTACGAAAGAAGAGATCTTCTACGTCTTTTACAGTCTGTATATCTGCTAATTGAGTTGCGTTAGTAGAAAGTTCTTGCATGAGTTGTTTGAAACCTTCGTGATTGAAGAGTTCGTTGTAGTTGTCAAAATAAGTTTCAAGCTCAGGTGTCATTGGTTTCTCTAATGTTGTTAACTATAGTTTTATTATAGCACACTTTTAAACAAATGTCAAGCATTTCTTGTAGACTTTCTACGCTTACCTGAAGCTGTAACAGAATGAGCTACACGCTTTGGTCCTGTCTTGCGTCGTGCAGACGATTCTTTTTCAGCCTTAGTCATCTTTGCTGCAACAGCTTTAGGGCGGCAAGAGGGGTAGGGACGTTTGCTTTTCTTTGCAGACTTACGTCCACAGGGTTTGCCTGTTTTTACGTCTACCCACTCCTCGTTAAACCATTTAGTTAATCCGCCAGAAGGTTTCTTTTTGGTCACCCGCTTACGGCTCTGATTTGGTTTAGGCATAAGTACCGCCTCTACGTTGATACTCTTTAGTTAACCAACCTGAAGCATAAGCACTGGGCCAAACATCAAACTTACGTTTAGCCTCTGCCTTAACCCTAGCGTACAGTGCCTTGTTTTTGGGTGTAGGGCTTGACTTTTTTTTAGTTGCTCGTTTTCGGCTTTGATTTGGCTTAGGCATCTTTAGTACCCCTTGGGTTTGCTCTTACCTTTTTTCTTTTTACGCTTACCTGTACAATGTGGCATAACAGCCTCCTTACTTTTTGTGGACTTTTTGGACTTCAAAGTTAGCTGACTTAGACGCACCCTTATGTGGCTTGTAGCCGTCTGCAGGGTCTTTCATCAGCTTGTAACCTTTACCGCTTTTCATCCAGTGGTGACCTTTAGGTGCCGGGATTTTCATTTTTTAGGCATCCTAACTTCTTTACCGTTTTGAAAGTAACGAATACCTTTTCCAGTACCACGTACATCAACACTTTGACTCATGTCAGCAATAGGTAAACCACCACCTTCTTTTAAATCTACGTTGGCTGCTTCATAACCCGCTGCAGTTGCAACTGAACCTGCTCCTGCTGCTTTACGCTGTCCTTCACGATAAGTGCGTTGACCTTTAGTAGCCTTTTCAGTTTTTTTCTGGTTAGGCTTCTTTTTTGTTGTAAGGTCTTTGCCGTGTTTTTTAGCACCTTTAGCAACTTTTTCAGCTACTTTAGCTGCGCCTCTGATTACTGCTCCTGCTGCCATTGTTATCTCCTTACCATTTCTTACACGACCAGTATCGTGCCGTTAGTTTACTAGGTGGGTTAGTGTCACACTTGTGACGTGCCCTAAACGACTTACGCCGTGCAGGTTGGTCTTTCTTAATAGTCATCTTGGCGTCACCAAAACGAATAGTCTTAGTCTTGTCACCTTCTTTAGCAACTACTACAAACTTTTTAGTTGGGTGGCTAGGCGTCCGCTTTGGCTTGTTGTACCCGCTTACGCCCGCCCGTGCTAGTTTTGGGTCCTTGGCCTTGGGCATTACTGAATTCCTCCACCTTGGTTTCCAACCGGTCCACCTTGGTTTGGAGGTCTGTTAGGAGTTGGAATGTTCCTTGGAACTCCTTGTTGACCCTCTGCAGGAGGAGTCTCAGTTCGTGGTCTGTCAACATTAGTTTTACCTTCTATCTGTTTGTTTTTAAGGAGAGTATCAGCAATCTTCATACGACGCTCAAACTCTTTATCTTCTGCATCACCTTCACGTAAGTTTCTGGTAATGGCGTTAATACGATCAATTTCAAGCTCTTGTGGCACTGCCTGAGCTTCCGCAGCCAGTTTAGCAGCCCTAGCTTGCGACTCTTGCGCCTGTGACGACAGGAGTGCTGATTGAGACTGTTGGAACTGAACCTGAGCTTGCTGCGCTTGTTGAGCCATTTGTTGAGCTTGTGGGTTAGGCTGTGAAGCTTGAGACAAGGCCGCAAGAAGTTCTTCACGGTTAGACAAGTTCATGTTGTCAATGACTGACTGAATTAGTGTGTTGTACAGTGGTGAGTCTTTACCCATAGTCTGCAACAACTGTACTAGCTGGGTTACTTCGTACTCACGAGCAATAATCCCTAGAGTACTACTTGCGTTAAACTTGTAGTCTGCAACAGGGTAGTTTTCAGGATCAAACTGCATGTACCGATAGGCTGCTTTTTTAACAAAAGGAATCAAGAACGATTGTTGGAAATTAATCAGTGTACGCTTATGGCGTTTAATAATAGCGCCAAGAGACATACTAATGCCAGCGGCAGTACTCTCGCCATTAACTTGACCCGCAATTCCTGCTGAGTCCACTGCTCCTGTTGCTTGCTGTACCATCTGCTGCAATGCTCCGGCCTGAGCAAAAGTGATTTGACCCACTTGACCAAAGTTGAACGGTTGAAGTACTTCTTTAGGGTTTCCATTAGTTAGTATCATCTTTCCGGGGCGTACTTCAGGTTTTGCACCACGAGGTAGCCTAGTTGCGTCAATAGCCATCATAGGATGGATCGTAAGACTTAGTGCGTCAATTCTTGCACGTAGCTCTGTGTCAAGTGCTTTCTGGCTGTTGTATCCTTTTTCACATACGCCACGGCCCCAGAAACGTCCGGGCACTACGTCCCAAGGAAACGCTACTACAGGACGGTCTTGCATCATGTAGGGGTTAGCTTCTGCCTTAAGTAATATACCACCGTTAGCAACTATTACAACAGCTTCTACGTACTTTGATTCAGACCTTTCTTCTTCTACCGAATCTTCTTCATCGTCGCTTAGAGCGGAATTTAGAAGCTCTCGTGGCACTAAACCGTAGTACTTTGTAAGACGTACTTTATCGTCATTATAGATTGTTATGTCTTGGTCAGGCTCTAAGTCAGTATCGGGAGCAGCAGAACCTACATAAACATCACGGTAAACCCCCTGTTCCTGCAAAAGTTCAACATGGTGTCTGCTTACGAACTCGTCAATAGCAACACCTAAGGCGTCTTCCACAGACGTAGCTACAGGGTCAATTAAGAAGTTCTGAGGTAGTACAGGCTTAAGCTTGACTTTAACACGGTCTTGCATCGTAACGCCTACAGCCTGTAACTGTCCGTCCATAATGGGTTGAGTGGCTGGAGCCATCTCTTTCATTTCCTCCATTACGATCTCACCAATACCTGTACCAAAGACTGCTGAGTTAATCAAACACTCTGCTACAGCTTTACGTACCATACAGTTTTCAAAATCTTCCGTAAGTTTGTTACGAAGAAACTGTACGTCTTGCTTGTTAGTGTCTCCAAAATTATCACTTACGTCAAACCACTTGCCTCGCCCAAACGTAGCTTCTTCTAGTTCTGCTACATTAGACTCAACAGCCTGTTGAAGTGCAGGAGAAATAATACGGGAACGCTCAGACCGACGCTCACTGTCAGCAGGGTCCCAAATACCACGCCAGAGTCTATAATATTCTTCAAATCTTGCTTCATAATTACTTTCGTAGTAATCCCTCCAGTCTTCACATTTAGTTATAACCCAGTCTTCAATTGTTTCTTCAATCAACAGAGGGTCCGTATCGTAAAATTCTGCCATATTAGTATCCTGCTACCACGTCTAAAATCTCGTGGTCCTCAATTTCGTAGTCGTAGTCGTACGCTACATTTGCCAGTTGGTCAATATACGCCAAAGCGTCTATCAAGTCGTCATGCGTCAAAGGATCAGGAAACTGAAATAGCTGGTCAAGAAACCTACTGTTCCATTCGCCTTTATTTAATGTAATGTAGCCGTTTTCGAAACGACCTTGTAGTGCCCACATTACTCTGTCGGTCTTCTTTTTGTTACCGTGTGTTAGTTCTTCTACTCTAAAGAACGTACCGTAACGTTTCATCAAGTCCGCCAAAGGAGACATTACAGCTTGTTTAGCAATGCCTCTTTCGATTCCAACCGACACGGGACGGTAATCTCTAACGGCCTGAAATATCTTAGCTGCTGTTTCGTCAAGACTCCATCTACCGTATATGATATTGTCAACATACCAACCATGCTCACTGACCTTAACCACTGCGATGGCTGTGTCGTCAAGCTTGGAGTTCTTAGTCTTCTTCTTGTTGACTTCTTCAAATCCTGCCAAGTCAACGGCAATGTAGTAATCTCCTATTTCAGGTTCGTCTTCGCTAAAAGAGACCCAGTCCTCTTTAAACATTTCTGACCCACGAGCTTCAAACGACGCCATAAATTCTTGACGGAACGCATAGCTCGACATACTTCGTTTAGCAATATCAATTTCTGACGGGTCCAATAAAGGATTATCGTAAGATGTAAAATGCCAAGCCTTGTACGTAGGGTCATCATCTAAGTCCGCATATTTGTATAGTTCGTAAAAGTGGTTCCTTCCCATTGGCGTACCAATGAACATTGCACAGCCCTTTTGGTCCGCCAAGGCAGGTCTAAGGATTTGCTCGAATACCTCTGGCTTCATGTCAGCGTACTCGTCCATAACTAGAAACTTAAGGCTGACACCTCGCATTGTTTCTGGTCTGTCGGCACCTTTGAGGCTAATGGTAGCACCGTTGACAAGCTTAATTTGCAGATTATTAATATGGCTACCAGAGATAACAGGGTGTCCCAGTTCCATAAGAGTTTGCCACATGATGTCTCTGGCTTGTCCCTGAGTAGGTGCGACGTAAAATACATGGCCTCTGTCCGCCTGAAGTGCGTTAACTATTAACATCCACGCTGCTAACCTAGACTTACCTGTACGTCGCCCAGCAGCTACTATTTTAAATCTTGTGTCGTCTGCCCAGACCTCTTGTTGCCAAGGCAGTAGTTCTATATTAAGATCAGTCAAGTTCGTCCAACTCGTCTTCAGTTAATTCTCTAATTGGTATATCCACACCTTCTAACATTTCACGTACTTTAGCCAATGTTTCAAACTTATGAAACACCGCAGGTACTGCCCTGCGTCCTGTTAAAGCTTCTACCATGTCCCACCCTGCAGGGCCCGGAGGCATTTGTACATAACGGTGGTCAATGTCTTTTTTCATTAGTTGTTTTCTTAATGATTTACAACCCATGCACCAGTCAGCACCAATTATTACAAGCATGTTTAACTATTAAGACCCATTAAAGTTATTAAACACCACAGGTGCTTCTAGCAAATCAAAGGTAACAACTACCTCTACGTTACCTGACCCGCTAGTAGATGCTTTAATGATGTCTCCCGGTTGTAGAACAAAGGTTGCATTACCATCAATCAACAGGTTTTCTTTTGAGGATATGTTAGTACCGTTGTAGATATATACATCTTCTGTGGGGCTAGGCTTGTCTACAAACAACGTAATACTGTTAGTTGAGTTATGTAGATTAGCTATGAATGCCATGTTCCAATGTGCTACGTAACCGTTAGGAATAGTAACAATCGTTTGCGTACTGGTGTCTGTTAGGTTTTTGTTTTTAGTGTACAGCATCAGTACAACCAAAGCACTGGAGTAGTGCCCCTAGTGTCCACATGTACAAAACCATCGTCAATACCTATGCCAGTAAAACCAAGGTTCAAAGCATTAGCCACAATAGTGTAGCGGTGGGCAGCGTTTGTTATTTTTATGTCCGCTGCTATCCC